GTGCAGTACCCTTTACCCTCAGATTACGAATCAACCGTTCCTCGTACTCATTGGGATCTCAGCAAGCATTGGGAGATGCTAGGCCCAGAGAGTCCACAGCAATGGGAATGGCTGCTTTCAGGCTTTATCGCTACCGGCCCACGGATTCGTTGGCGTTTGTTGGGTAAATACTTTCAGATTTGGCCTGGCGTTTCGACTAACGAGTTGTTAGGCTACGAATATCGGTCAAAAGGTTGGGCATTATCGTCAACTGGAACAGTCAAAAATTCATTTACTGCTGACACAGATACTTGCATTTACCCAGATCGACTGATGGTATTGGCTACTAAGCTCAAGTATTTTGAGGCTAAAGGCTTTGATACCACGGCGATGTATCGCAACTATATCGAGGAATTTGAGATTGTTCGGGCGCAGGATACGTCAGCGGCTAACTTGTCGTTCGCACCACGCCCAGGCACAGTCTTGATCGGTTACGACAACATCCCTGATACTGGCTACGGAACAAACTAATGGCAAGCCGACTTGTACAAGGCACGGCGGCACGGGTTCAGTCATTACCAGCGCCTATTGGTGGTTGGAACGTGCGGGATTCCATTGCAAACATGGATACGCTCGATGCCGTTCAACTAACCAATTTGTTTCCCACGGTCAATAATGTGGTGTTGCGTGGAGGATACACTAAATACTCCACCGGCATCACGGGCCAAGTTGAAACTTTGATGGGTTATTCAAGCGGTGCAACTGACGAATTGTTTGCAATTGCAGGAACGTCAATTTATGACTGTACTGCCGGCGGTGCAGTTGGCGCAGCGGTAAAGACGGGTTTAAGTAATGCAAGATGGGAATACACCAACGTCACAACACCAGCCGGCGGCTACTTGTATTTGGTCAATGGCGTAGATGCGCCGTTACTGTACAACGGGTCAGCATGGACAAATCCAACAATTACTGGCGTAACTGCAAGCAGTCTAAGCAACGTTGCTATTTTTAAAAACCAAGTTTGGTTTACGCAAAACAATTCGCTCAAAGCATGGTATTTGCCAACTTTGAGCATTGCAGGCGCAGCTAACGCAATTGACATGAGTTCGGTTGCCCAACTTGGTGGGTTTTTGGTTGCCGTGGGAACATGGACAATTGATGCAGGCTATGGCGTAGACGATAACCTAGTGTTTATAACGTCCAATGGCGAGATTATTGTATGGGCGGGTACTGATCCCTCAGACTCTACAAAGTGGGCGCTAATCGGCGTGTGGAGGGTTGGCAAGCCCGTTGGCAAGCGATGCTTGCTAAAGTATGGCGGCGATATGTTGATGCTGACTTACAACGGTCTATATCCACTTGCCGCAAGTCTGCAATCATCCAGACTTGATCCCCGTGTTGCTCTGTCCGACAAAATACAAGGGGCATTTACTGCCGCAACGCAACAATATGGCAGTAGTTTTGGTTGGGATATTATTTTTGACCCACAGCACAATGCTTTGACGGTCAATGTGCCAGTTGCTCAAGGTCAACAACAGCAATATGTAATGAATAACATTACGAAAGCCTGGTGTAACTTTACAGGTCAAGCTGCTAATTGTTGGGCAATCTTTGACAACGAGCCGTACTGGGGTGGCAATGGCTTTGTTGCCCATGCGTGGGATGACAATTACGCTGACGACACGAGCGACATAAACGGCTATGCGTTGCAAGCGTTTAATTACTTTGATGCCCGTGGGTACAAAAAGTATTTCACTAGAGCTAGACCGTCGATCTTTACAAACGGCACACCGTCAATATTCATTGGTTTAAACATGGATTTTGATTTGGCAGACACGACTGCGGCGTTGAGTTTTAGCCCGTTGGTATCTGCTAAATGGGATGTTGCATTGTGGGATGTTGGCTATTGGGCTACAGACACGGTAATCACAAACAACTGGCAAGGCGTGACTGGGATCGGTTATTGCGCTGCAACACAGTTTAAATCTGCATCTCAAGGAACGACAATTCTATGGGCATCGACGGACATTGTTTACCAACAGGGTTGGGGTGGCGTATAACCCAAGGCGCTGAAATAGGTCATTGGGTAGCAGAGCGAGTGCAGGGTAAGTATTTTGCAGACGGGTCGCAAGCAATTGGGTTAGAGCGTGACGGTCAAATTATTGCAGGCGTGATTTACGAGAATTGGAACAAAGCCTCTATTGTGTGCCACATAGCAATTGAAGGACGCATTACAAAAGGGTATTTAAAAGCGATATTTAGCTACCCTTTTGAGTTTTGTAAGGTAAAAAAGATTATTGTGCCGGTAAGCAGTACCCATGCAAAAAGCCTAAAATTAGTCACTAAGATGGGTTTTGTTGAAGAAGCAAGGGTAAAAGATGCAGCACCGGATGGCGATATTATATTTTTGACATTGGCAAAAGAAAATTGCCGGTTTCTAGGGGTAGAAAATGGGTAAGTCAAGCGCAGCACCACCAGCACCAGATTATATTGGCGCAGCCAAGCAGCAGGGTATTGATAACCTGACAGCGGCTAGGCAGTCAAATATTATGTCAAACCCAAATATGTACACGCCATTTGGGAATCAAACTGTCACTTACTCAAGCCCAACATTTGACCAAGCCTCGTATGATGCAGCGTTGGCTAAATACAACGCTGGCAATGTAGACCGTAATACGTTTATGAGGGCAGGCAGTCCTGAAGGCGATACGGTGACTGGCGCTAGTTATTTTGACCAAGCTGGTTACGATGCTGCACAAGCAAAACGAGGCGCTGCGCCAACCCGTGAAGGGTTTATGACCGGAGGCGGTCAACCAACAGTTACTCAAACACTAACCCCACAAGCTCAACTTACCCTAGATGCACAGCAACGGGTACAAACTGCACTAGCAAACCTTGGTGAAAGAGGCATTTCAAATGCTTACGCTACGCTTTCGCAACCTTTTACACCAACATCGACTGAGATTAAAAAAGATTTTGGCGGGTATCAAGCAGCGCCATTAGCCGATCAATATGGGTTAGCCCAAGCAAAAACTGCTGCGGATACTTACGGTTTGGCACAACGACAGATTGACACTAGTGGTTTAACTGTCATGCCTACTAATGCAGGCATAAACGCTCAACAAGCTATCTTGGCAAGACTTGACCCCACTATTCAGGCGGGTGATGTATCTTTTAAACAAGCATTAGCAAACCAAGGTTTAGCGCCAGGCACAGCTGCCTACGATGCTGCGTTTAGAAACCGTGAAATGAGCAAGAATGACTTGTATAACCAAGCGGCTTTGCAAGGTATCAACCTTGATATGGCAGCTCGTCAACAAGGATTAAATGAGCAATTGTCGCAGGCCGGCTTATACAACACGGCAGTTGGACAAAACTTTGGTCAAGGCGTAACTGCCGATCAACTAGCAAATGCCGCAATTGGTCAAAACTTTGGTCAGGGCATTACCGCACAAGGTCAACAGTACAACCAAGCACTAGCAAAAGCCCAGTTTCAAAATACCGCACAGCAACAGCAATTGGCTCAAGATTTGGCATTACGACAACAGCCAATTAACGAAGTTATTGGGTTAATGGGGGGGTCACAGATTCAATTACCTCAATTCCAAGGTTATCAAGGCATGAGCGTAGCACCATCACCAACTTTTGCGGGTACGCAGGCGCAAGGTCAGGCTGATATGTCACGGTATGGTATTCAGCAAGCTGGCGCTAATGCGGGGATTCAAGGTCTTACAAGTTTGGCATCAACTGCGGCAATGGCTTATTTCTGATGCTTGGTCTAGCTTTCTCAGGCGGGAAGGATTCTTTAGCGTGTTGGTACTTGTACCGTGAAAAGAATCCCATCGTCTTTTGGGCAAATACTGGAAAGTCTTACCCTGAAACGATGGAGATCATTGAACAAGTTAAAGCAGAGGCAGTTGAGTTTATTGAAGTTAAATCAGATCAAGAACAGCAGATTAAGTTTTACGGTTATCCAAGTGATGTTGTGCCGGTTGACCATAGTCTTGAAGGCATGGTGTTTGCAGGCGATAAGCCAGTACGGGTACAGAGTTATTTAAACTGTTGTTGGGCAAACGTAGGGCAACCTCTGACAGAGGCAATTGCAAAACGTGGGATTACGCATTTGATTCGTGGGCAAAGGCTAGATGAAAGCCATAAATCCACGGCTAGGCATGGGTCGGTAGTCAATGGTGTGACGTACATTCAACCGATAGAAACATGGACTAAAGAACAAGTTTTGGCGTTTTTACGGACTCAATGTCAGTTACCAGAACATTATGCAATCGACCATTCAAGCCTTGATTGTTACGATTGCACAGCGTATTTGGCACACTCATCGGATCGAGTGGCATGGATGAAAGAAAAACACCCAAATTTGCATGAAAAATATAAAATAAACATGGCGGCACTAAAGTCTGCCTTGTTGCCTACTTTAGAGTTATTAAGGAATTGCGATGCTTAATCAATATGTAAACCTTACGCCACAACAGAAAATGGCGCAGATGCTGCAACAGCAAGCCCAACAAACACCACTGCAAGGTGGGCAACAAGAGATGCCGCAATCAATGGGTCAAGCAGCATCACAGAACCCGTTTGGTGGCGTTCAGGATGCCATGAAAATGTACAACCAGTTTAGTCAGCAAGGCGATATGCAAGACTATAAAGACTACATTGCTCGACTTAAACTTGGTCAAGCACAAACTGGCGGTATGTTTGATTCGGCTAATGCTCAAGCGCCAGCGATGACTGCAAACAATTACACGGGGTAAATCATGGCTACTGCTATGCCAACAACGCAAGGTTATCGTGCGCCAGGCC